TTCCGGTAAGTCTGCAATTGGCTTAGTACTTTTAATGCTTTCCGACACAATTATCTTACCTGTGAAGAATCTATTATCGGTGTGCGTGGGGTTAACCATTTCGCCTGTAGGGTCTTCAACTACTTCAGAATTGTTTAAGGGAACTTCTATTGACATTCCTTCGCTATAAGTGCCTTCGTATAAGTAATTAGAAACCATATCAGAGGCTATGTTTTGAACGTCTACAACCCTAAATATATCACCTTCACTTAGTCCAAAACCATCAATATTCACAAATACATTCTCCTTTTTAGACCAATTGAATACTACAAAATGTCCTTTTATATCAGTGTTGTAGTATTTAAGATATTCATTAGGAAAATAAACAACCGAATCATTAGGTAGGTTTTTAGTAAAAAAGCTATTAGTGTCAAAACCTTTCTGTTTCCATTCATCTATACTAATATCACCACCGTTTACTTTGTCTTGGTCGTGATTCCATACCGAATACGCGACATTACCACCATTGTAATATCTGTTGTTGTCCCACAAAGACTCATCATACTTACCCTCTTTTGCAGAGTTAACCAAGAATTTAACCTGTGTATTTGTAAATGAAATAAACTTATTCCCTGTTACCTGTTTGATGCTAGCTATATTCTGAAATTCTGCACCGCTTCCAACCAAATAGTTATCTTTGAAATAAAAGTTTCTACGGTCATTATTCCAATTCCTAGAATAACCACTTTGCCAACTAGTACCACCTCTATCATGCCAACTAATATTACCTACAATGCTTATATTTTCATCATAGGTATAGCCCCCTACCTTTGAATTACCAGCAATTCTAAACGGGTGATTATTTCCACTTAAAGTGCCACCGTTAATCATAACGTTTTCAATTAAGTCTATATTATCAACCTTACTTTCACCAGTGGAAGGAATTACACCACCTTGCGCCCATATTTGAAGTTGCTCCTCTGCCGAAAATTGGTAAATATTATGCTTATGAATTAATTTCCCTTTGTTGAACGATCCAAATTGATTGTATACACTGTGAAATCTGTCTTTTTCCGGTCCTGCATGTCCGGTGTTAGTAACAATATTGCCGTAATAAGTGATATTGCCTTCCCTTAAATTATACTCATATCCTAAGCCGCTTTTACCTAAATTCCAAAATAAACAATTAATCACACGTCCCCCATAAGCTTTTATGCTTATACCTCCACTCATGTTATTCATTGTGCCCAAATCACGTTTTGGCAATTCATCACCATAATTGCCTTGGATAATTATTTCACGTACCCATACATACCTTCCTGCTTTAGAGGTGTTGACATCGGTCTTATTCCACCCGCTTATTTTATCGGTTTGGTCAGATCCTTTCCAATACCACTCGTGACCTATAACAATAGAGCTAGGATTGATAAACCTATCTAAATGTTTAGGGTTATCTTGTGGGAATTTTTTGAATTTGAATACTGCATATCCTCCCGGCTCTGATAGATAATGTATGGCACCCTCGTAGGTATCACTACAACCGGTGGCATAAATATGGGTTCCTTCAGTATAGATACCTTGATCCCATCTGAGTAAAACACTATCTCCACATTGCAATAACTTTGCTCCTTCAAATTGCGTTATCCATCTAAAGTCTGCCGGGTTTTCTCTAGTTACTTTTGATAAATCTTTTTCAACACCCAAAGGGGATGTGTAATAAACAGCCCCTTGAATACTGATTTGAATAAACACCAAACAAATAATTATTAAATTTTTCATACTACTAAAGCGTATTTTTGTCCTAAACTCACTTGAGAGGCGGACGTTAAATGAATATTATCCGCAGCTATAGCAAACTCATCACATGTAACCAAGGTTGCATTATCGATAGATCTGCCGTCAACTTGGTTTCCAGATGTTATATTGTTGATCGCATCGAATATTGCGGTTTTATAAGTTGCAGAAAGTCCGGAATGGGGTCTAATTACATTTTTATTGATGCTGTAACCTAGAAATGTGTCGAATGCTTCGTAGAAATCCATTCTATTAGCCCCGAATTGATTGGCTTGTAATTCAGTGCCCAAAGCATCACTTTCCCCTTGAAAGTCTGAATACTTTTCAATAAAAGATATTGAATTGGTTGTCATCCAGTTTTTGCAGGCAGTTATGTGGGATTGAAAAGAATCCCACAAATCCCCAGTGCTATTTACATTCCAATCTACTGATGCGCTTTGATACATTGGGGTTCCTCCGACTGTATACTCACATAAATAGACTGTGTTTCCGGTTGTGTTTGTGTAATCAATGGCAGCAACTAAAGAATAACTAAATCCGTTATTTCTTGATGTTACAGGGTATTGATTTAAATTGTTTCCGGTTGTGTTTACACTTTCAAAACCAGGGGTTAACTCGTTCCAGGTTTTAACTAAGGGGAAAGTACCCTGGTATGCGACTGGCAAATCATTTAAACTAGTGCCAGGGTAGCCCAATCCATTAGATTGGCCCATTTTATACCACATCTCATTTACTGGGTTGCTCTGTGTCGACCCACTTACCATTCCAAATGAAAAGAATCTATTTACTGACATATTAAGTCACGTCTATAACATCAAAATACACATCGCCCTCACTCGTTAATCCCCAGCCGGAATTAAGCGTAACACCACCAGAAGCTCTGTAGCCTGCGAACCCATCCAAATCAAAGCTCACAAATGCAGCCCCTGAACCAAGATTTGCAAGCACATCCGTTATCCAAACTTCTAGCACTTTGCCAGTCACTTTTATCCTTGAGTAATATACCGTGTTTGAGGAAAAGGTGTAAGTACCACTGGTTACATGAAGGTTTGCACTTCCGTTTACGATTGATTGTATCCTGATATCATTGGTATTTGTATTATATTGTGCTTGATGTGCGTTGCCATTACTACCGTCTATCCCTGCTCTTACTCCCAAAGCAAACCTTACCCCTAACGTTCCAGGTACTATAAATCTAAAATCAACTTGCACATCAGTTGTTGTATCAGGCACACTAGTTAACTTGGTTTGCGCTATGTTAAAAGTGTTTGTTACAATGCCCCCAGTTTTGGAAGTGAAATTGAAAGAATTTCCTAAAGTGGTTTCGTTTGCAACTTCATGTGTTCCTGTCCAATCTGTGGTATTTGCAGCAGAAGAACCTACCGTGTCAGAATCAAAATTATAAGTGGCAATACTTCCTGAAGCAATATTATTTGTAACCGCTGTCTCAAGTAAGTTTGGGGCTGCATTGTTGGAAACATCCCTAATTGGGTTTGCGCTGGCCGTATACTCAACAGAAACCGCCTCACCAAAACTTGGGGCTGCTGCCATTATTAATCTAACTTGATTAGCTGTTGATAAATCAATTGAGTTTATTGTTTGTGAAACTGCGTTATACTCTACGTTAAAAGATCCAACAACCTCAAAAGGGGGGCCTGTATTTAGCGCCTCATTTGAAGGCATCACCAAAGTAGTGTCATTTACATTACCGATTTCAAAGCTTGCAGTAGTCCAGGCTGGATTGGTTGTGTCTGAGAGATTATTGGTAACTGCGGTCTCCGTAAAGTCAGGGGATAAATTTCCAGATGTGTCCCGTATTGCGTTAGCAGTTTGAGTATATGCAACTGTTATTGTTTGCCCGGAAGTGACCGCTGTGGTTAGTGTTAATCTAACTTGACTTGCGTTGCTTAAATCTACTGCAGTTACGACATTCGCTACAGTATCAACTAAAACAGTGAATGCGGTCGTTGCCTCTACTGGAGTAGACGCAATTGATTCGTTTAAAGGCAAAATAATAATATTATTAGCAATATTTCCAAGTTCAAAGCTTGCAGTAGTCCATATCGGCGCAGTTGTATCTGCTGAAGTGCTTACCGCACCCGGTATGCTTACATAGACTGTTTGAATGTTTGTTGATTGTTGATTCAGAAAGAAAACCTCATAAGAACCTGGGTTATTAATCATATATTGAACAGACCCAATAAGTACTTTAAAATCAGAGCTTAATGTGATTGAATTGCCATTTGTTGTGATGTTCAAAACATGGGATGCTCCGTTAATGTTTCCGGTAGCATTTTTGGTAATTGCTAAAGTTCCTGATCCTTGCACAAAAACAGGGTCGTAAGTAACATCTTGATCAAATGTTATTACCTGATTAAAAGCACGTTCAGCGACAGTGTTGGAACCTAACGCGGCGATCAATGTGGCTTTTGTGAATAGCACAAATTGGTCTGACACAGGCGACCTTGAAGGATCTACCACACCAATAACAGCACTATTGTCTAGTGTTGAAAAATCTACCGTTGTTCCCTTATCTGTCCACTTTTGATTAGCCATCAGTATTCCATTAATGTTCCGTCAGGATATAACATTTTATCATCGTCAGGATATAACATTGCGTTTTCTATTATTTCCTCGTCAATGTCTCCCGTTCCTATTTCAATTAAATTAACTTGGTAAGTAGAGTCCATCACATCCCAATTAAGAGAGTTGACACCAAACACTTTAGTTGATACTGGATCATTCAAGGTGTTAGTGACTCCAAAACTCCCCCCGTTTAACACATCTAATGTCCCAGTTATTTGTTGCTTTCCTACAATTCTTTGGGACATAATTCGGGTTAAATACAGGTCCAACAAAGAGCGCTCTTCGGTTACTCCAAATCTTGACCAGCCAACCGTTGGTAATTCATTATCAAGCGTAAAAACATTCTTAAATATTACTGATCGGTTGGTTATGTTCTTGCCGTCTGCATGTCTTATTGTTCTGTCATCAGAAAAATTAAAGCCGTCGTTTTTAAAGTCTAGTGATTCACTTTTTGGAGGTGCGTCCGTGCCGTCAAGTAAATTAACCTCCACAGTATCCAACACAACATCAGTAACCGTCCATCCCGTAGAAACACCTTGATAAATACGTACTTCTACGGTAAAGTCATTGTTTTGCACCGACATGTTATTAACCGTAGTGTTTAGCTCTTGAAATTTGTTAGGCTCTACTACCAAGTCAGTTGCAAATTGCTCAACTGAAAACTCATCAAAAATGTATTCTGCGGTTCCGATAAAAAAATCTTTCAAGTAAGACTTCGTTGTACCATCGTCTAGAATAACCTGAAAATAAAGCCTTATATCTCCAGTTCCCCCCGGTTGTGCGTTTATCTTATATTTGATTCTAATGTTACAAATTTGATCGGCTCCAAAATTCTCACTAAATAAATTTACTTTTGGTTGGGTTATGTAAAGAGCGTTTAAGGTGCCTCCAGGGTTTCCCGGAACAGATAGCCCGTACTTTTCGTTTTCCGCATCAATCAATACTCTTGAATAAGGTGCCCCATCCCAATTAATATGATTGCTTGAAGATGTCCATTCTCTAAATTCAAACTTTCCACCCTTTATGATATTTGAAACCGTTTTTAAGTCTTGGGAAACCTTAAGTTTACCAAATGCGGGGATCATTTCTAAATAATTGCTTCTACCCGAAAATGTAATTTGTGGTGTGGCTCCTTTGGCGGTTACCGTCTTTAAGGGGTTTATTGTTCCTGTGGATGTTTGAACCAAATCAGAATCGTAAACCCTTCTATTGTAAGTGTCTTTTTGCTCTATAAATTCAGTTATTTTCCAAACGCCATTTTCTTGACATATAAAAGCCACAAAAGGCGAGAGCACATCTTTTATAACCGTTAGAAAACTTTCTGCGGTTCCTTCCACCTCATCTATAATATAGCTTTCTGGATTTATTTTAACCTGGCTTAGTGGGTCGTCAGTAATTAATTTGTTCTGGCTTGTTTCATAGGTGTTAACCGCTGTATGAATATCTAAGCCAAAGTTTAATTTATCCAGTCCTAACTTGATGGCTTCAAGGACTGATTTTTTACCTTGAAAGAAACTGCCGTCAATGTCTTTAAATTCTATAGTATCAAGAATGGCAAGCCCATCGGTTAATCTAAACTGTGAGGGATAGATCGGGTCCGTATAGGGCTCACCATATTCATCAGCAACAACATAACCAATAAATTCTAATTGCCCGTCACATTCTAGCCTTCCCCTATATTTGAATTGATCTGCTGTGAATAAATCTAAGAATTGGAAATTTGTTTCTGAATCAAACTTTACTGTCGCAAAAGCAGGTCTATAAGGACTAAACTCATCGCCATCAACCTGGGACCATTGTATTTGTATAGGATTATGAGAAGCCCCACAAACATCTGTTATCGCTCCGGTGTATTCTCTTTCTTGTAAAAAAAACGAGCACACTTGACCGTTATCATTTGTAAAATTTTCTAGCCTCCACCTAGTGCCGTAAGTGATTGAAGATTGCAGTATTATTGTAAATGGAGCGTTTTTAATACACGAAACATTTGTTTTTTGCCTTACATATACTGTGTATTCCCCCTCAATTAATCCTGTAAACGTGTAAGTATATGTTGTGCCAGATTGTAAAGTCAAATCCACAAATCCACTTGTAGATGATAAGGATATTTCAACCTGTCTAGAAGAGGTCACTGTTACCGTTGCGGTGCCATCACTTAATCCTGAATCCGTTGTAACCGAAATTGGTGTATTGATAACTACATCACATATGGGCAAATCACAAGCTTGCCCCTCTCCGGCTGCGGGTGTTTGTATAAGTTCGATGTACGGGAAAGCCTGGGGATCAATCCAGTCAAAGGAATTGTAGTTTTGCGCCTGATCACAAAACTGATTTGCTAAAGCAGGCTTTATGCTAAAGTGTGTTAATGATTCGGGTGTTATAGCGGCACCGTTTGAAAGCTCGTTGGCAAGTCTTGGGTGATCTGCTAAAAACGCTGCCTCATTCAAATACTTAAACAGCCTAACAACATTATCCGTAAGGTCTAAATCCCATGAGAAAAATTCGTTTGGCTCTTGTGGTAATCCTGAAGAGTCAAATATATGATGCAAGTTATTTAATGGTCCCCCGATTGCCATTATATACCCTGCGCCCTCCTCAACGTTTTATTGTTTCTTCCTAACAAAATTCTAATTTGATCGCCTTGTAGAATGATGTCTTGTACCTCTACCTCCACTTTATTCATAAATCCAGATTGTGGGTTGAATTTCTTAGGGACTACCGCCTCGCCTCTATGTAATCTAAATAGACCGTCTTCAGGCACAAAGTTTGTCCCCGTCTCTAAAGCAGGTACGTCTGGACCTCTTTCCGAGATCTTTCTAATTATTCCTCCTATTGCTACCAATGCTGTACCGGCCGCTATTGCTGCAATTGGATTTGCAAAAGCCTTTTTAAATGCAGCCTGCGCCGTTCCGTACGCAATCATTAATTTTCCAAACTGTGAAACAAAGCTTCCAAATGCACTAAGGATAGAGTTAAAGAAAGAGTTTAAGTCCCCCGTATTGGTTAGAATATCTGCAAAACCCTCACCAATGCTAACCGCTAAGTTTGACATTGATTCCTGTATTACCTGCGAAGCTCCTGTAAAGTCGCCTTCAAACTTCTTAATTTGCACGGAAGTCTTTTGAATGTTTTCAGAAGCTTTTTGGTTAAGCTCATCGATGTTTATTCCGCCTACCGACGTGGTTTCCCTGGCTTTTATTGCTTCGACCGATGTTGCCGCCGCCTTTTCAGCCTCTAGTCTTTGATTCTTTAAGATGTCAGCCTGTTTTGATAGCTCCTTAGTCTTTTCCCTCTGTAGCTCTAATGCGTCCTTTTCCTCGTCGTTCTGTCGCTTACGAATCGCAGCAATAATTTCTTCTTTGTTGAGGTTTTGATTTAAAGCTCTTATATAAGCTTCTATGTTTCCAGAGTCAAAAGCTGCATTTACCGTTGATAGTATTGAAGCCTGTCTCTTAAGTTCGTCATTTTGCTTCTTAAAACTCAATGCGGCTTCTTTTGCTATTGCCGCAGCTTTAGCGCCCGGGTCTAAAAAGGCGGCAAGCTTATCAAAGAATGATAAGTTGTCTGAATTTAGCGTGTTTATAAAATCAGTAGCCGATTGGGTTGCACCTCGAAACAGTCCGTTTAAAGCTCCTCCTCTTTGAATCAGCCCATCAAAGGCACTGGTAAGTTTGGTTATGTCGCCCTGTAGGTTATCTTCAATAACTGAAGCCATCCCCCTTGCTGCACCCGTGGCACCTTCATATGACTTAGTTAATTCGTCTGATTTTTTTATATTCTCCCCTAAAACAAGTAAGGCGGTTTGTGCGTTTCTGCCTACTGCATCTTGTGCGCTTGCTAAATCAAGACCACTGTTTGCTGCATCCTTAAGTGCCTCAGAAAATGGTTTTCCTGTCTTAGATAGCTCTGAAAATATTCGTCTTAACGCGGTGCCTGCTTGACTGCCTTTTATTCCTGCGTCAGCTAACGTTGATAATAACCCGGTGGTTTGTTCTATTGATACCCCCGCAGCCTTAGCAACTGGAGCAACGAACTTCATTGCCTCTGAAAAGCTTTCTAGGTCCAAGGCAGAGCTTGTAAACGATGCTGCCATGACATCTACTACCCTGCCAGTTTCGGTAGCGTCTAAGCCGAACCCTCTTAGCGTAGATCCAGCGACCTGCGCCGATTTAGCCAGATCTTCACCTGTGGCCGTTGCCAGTTGTAAAGTTGCGTCTGAAGTAGCTAATATTTCACGGGTTGTAAAACCTAGTTTTCCGTACTCAACTTGAAGTGCTGCGACTTGGGTAGAGGTAAATTTTGTGGTACGTCCTAATTCTAAAGCATTCCCTCTAAGTCGTTTGAAAGATGAATCCGTAGCACCGGTTATAGCCCGTACCTTAGAAAGTTCTGCTTCGAAATTTGAAATTGAAGTAACGGCACTTTGTAAGCCCCTTAAAACAGCCCCGCCGGCAAAGGCCCCAGCTAAAAGACCGCCGGCAAGCTTTGCGGTTTTGCCAAAAGCATTTAACCGTTTATCCGATTGGGCAATTCGCCTTTCGAAAGCTGCCGTGTTTGCTGAAATCAGCACGGCCATACTCGCTAAGATTCTTTTACTTGCCACTTTTTAAATTTGTTAAACGTTTCGTCACTTACTTTTACCGCATTTGGGGTATCAATTAAGGGGAGTCTCATGATGTCTCCCGGTTTTGACCCTGTGAAAGCAGATACTAACAATCGAGTTTTAGCCCAGCTTAATTGATCATTGTAATCTGAAGCAACCGACATTCTTATGTAATCCCCCCATGTTAGTTTATAAAACTCTTCCGGGGTTATCTTCAAATAAAGGATCGCATTGTCTAGTATATCATCTAAGTTGGGATCTTCTCTTTTTCTTGTTTTGGGCTTTTTTTTAGTTTCTCTTTTACTTCCTTACCTATCTCTAAGCTGTCAAAAAAGCATTGTAGTACCTCAAAAGCTCCCTCATACCCTAAAGTTTCAATCCAACTACCGGCAGTTAAAACATTGAAGTTGATAGGATTACCAAACTCTTCGCAATAGTTTTTTGCTGAAAAGAATAGTATATCTCTTATCACAGGAAAACCACGCATTTCATTGAATGTCTCCGTACCGTCCTCGGCCTTGTCGTTAAGGTTTGCGATCTCTGTCATTAGATCAGCGAATTTTTTATGTCCTCGGCTTTCGCAAATCGAAAACATGAAATTCATACCGAACTTAAACGATATAGTCTCCCCTGAAATTTGTTTGCTGACGACTCCTTTCATACTACACTTGGACTGTCATTGTTGGATCTCCATTCATTGAGAATGTAGTGTCAAAAACGGTGTCTGTATCAATGTCGGCAGTTCCAGAACAAGCAGTTATAAAGCAACTTGCTTCCAAATACTCATTTCCAACATCGTCTACCGAAAATCTTACCGTCACCTCGGTTCCTGCAAGCATGGCGGTTAAAATGTCTGTCACTCCATAAGTCGCGTCAAACCTCCAATTTCCCGATACTGTGAACTCTCCGTCTAACGATCCTGATTTCTTACTTCTTGTCGCTGTTCCTGTCGCTGTTCTACACACAGATTCAATGACTTCTCTTGTCAAAGAAAATCCTATAGAGGTAGTACACCCAATAAAAACACCACCGACAAACATGCCAAAATCATTACCGCTTACGGTTCCTACTTTTTGTGCCATGATTAATTATCTTTTAGTTCTTTTAGTGGTACATTCAATTTCTTTGCCGACTTTTTTCTGTCGTATTCTTCAGCTTCTTTATTTTTAATAAGCTGATTTCCAAGGTCAGTGGTAACACCAAAAATGGTACCCCGCTTAATTACTTTACCTTCAATTATTTTGTCATTGTCCTTTAATAATCTTATTTCCATTGTTTTATCTTTTTAATGGTGCCTTATATTCTGAAATCCTTACAAAGCAATTTGCGGACTCATCAAACATGTCTTTAGAATCAACCAATCTTATAAAATCCCATTCACTACCTTCAATTGTGCCTGTAGCTCCTTCCAGTACATGAAAACTCGCACTATCCAAATTTTCTATTTCACTGTACTTATCAGAGTAACTAGCTACTACAACTATCAATTCATCGTAAGTAGGATTGCAACTTTTACCTGCGCCTCTTGGTTCTCTTGATCCTAGCCTCACTAAAATGTAAGGGGGTTCCTCACCCTGAGGACACACAACAGGATAAACTTTGTGTGTATTTGACGCTTGGTTTTGGCCAACTCTTGATTGAACCGTCGCATCATTTTTAATCGCTTGTAATAATCCTGTTATCATTTTTTAAGCGTCCTTTTCATCAACCTAAACAAAGACTTACCTATGTTATCCGCTATTTGATCATTAACTAAATCTTTAGTTTGTTCGAATGCCGGTGCCATGAATGGCTTAGGTGTCATTTTACCAGTACTTGCGCCTCGCTTCTTAGTTCTTGCCTTAGTTCCGAATTCAACCAAGTGACCCGCAAACCCTTTAAATCTTCCCCGTCTTTTAGGGCCGGCTTGTACGCCGCCTTTTCTTGCTTGTGTTACTCTTTCAGTACCAATTGAATCTACAAGGTTTCCCGTTGGTCCTTCGGGTGCTAATAACTTAGCCTTCTTAACCAGTGGCAAAAGTGATGATCTATGAGCACTTGCCAGAACCTTTTCACTAAGGCTTGGTGGCAAGCGTTTCATTAACAAATCAATCTCTTTAAACCCTGTTAGTTTAATCATTGTCCTTGATTTCAGTTGACAACTCCAAAACTTCCCTGCGTCTTATAGTTTGCTTAGGCATATTTGGCACATGTCCCAGCATTTCACGAATGCTTGTTATGTGATAAACATTACCTAAATCATCAATAATTCGCATCTCCTCGTTTAAATCAGTCCTGTACCTTATCCTCCACTTTACTTTTCTATCAGAAACCAATTGTTCAGCTTGGTACTCTTCAATCCCTGCCATTTCCACCTTTTGAGCGTACGGCTGCGGATCTGTCAAAATATCAGCCCAACTTTCTACCTCCTCGTTTGTGGTGACGTCAATTGTGGGTGTATTCTGTTGGATCGTTATTACCCTATCAAATAATCCAGCATTCATAAATAATACCTTTTATAAGGTGCGGACAAATGTTCTGAAGCAGAGGGCAATTTTTTAATCTTATCCTCTCTGTTTTCGTACAATGACCCCAAAACAATTAATATTGACTGTTTTAAAGCATCCGGTAACGTGCCATATCCACAAGTAAACTTTATCGCTACTGCATCGGTCCTGTCGTACACATCCGGCAAATTATCTCCATACTCCAAAACGCTTTTTGACAGATCTTTAAACAGGTTGTAAAAAGAAGTCGCTAAGGTTTGAAGCGAATTACTAGAATCATAGTACTCGATACTAGTAATCGTATTTACTGGGTGTTTGGGTAAATTAATGTCATTGAAAGAAGACGTTTCAAGTTTAAACGTTGCCGCACCGATTTGTCCCTCGATATGAGTTTCAATTGCGTTTGTTGCCGCACCGACAAGTGTATCGATATAAGCATCCTCCGAAGATCCCGTAACCCTCAAGTGATTTTTTGCATCTACGGTGGTTATTAATTGTGTTGCCGGTGTTACAACGCTCAAAATCATTCTTTGCCTTTTACTTCAACCGCTGTGCCCATGCCAATTAAAATTTTGGCCTGATCTACTGGCAAGTCAGTAACCTTGTCTTTTTGAACTAGAATCATTTTTTTGTTTTCGCCCTTGGCGTAACAATTTCTTTTCGATTTAATTTTCATATTATAAAGAAGTTATTGCTGCAAAACTTTCTGCATGTCGTGTTTCGACATCACCAAACATGTGTAGAACAATCTCCACCAAGCCCTCTTTCGCTTTGGTGTAAGGATTTACTATAATATCAAGCCCGCCCCATTGAGCCATAATTAAATCTCTGAAGTTTCCAAAGATTAATGCTGTGTCCGGCACCTGTGTTGAAACGCCATAATTGTAACCCAAAACGCTGTTAGTCCCTTCAATTACAAAACGTCCAGACCCAGCGTCCACCAAGGTTTTTTCTAAGTGTCCTACGGTATTTGGAGAAAATAACCAGCCTAATGAACCTACTAGTGCGTTATCAACAGCGACAGCCGTTTTAGTATCCACTAACAAGTCTCTGGTAAGGTTGGCAATTCCAACCGGTGCCCCTCCAGATCCTATCCCGGTGGTGTTTAAAATACCTTCCGGTATTGGAGCTACGCCTGACCCATTAATTCCAGCTTGATCGAATGCCAAAGCCGCACCCAAAGTGATGTCTTCAATGACCATTCTTTCCACATCTATAGAGGATTGAATCATCAATTGTTTTGAAATATCCAAAAATCCTGTAAGGCGGTTTGGCCTTAATTGTGGCAAATCAAACGTTACGTTTGTTTCCGTAGCAGTAGCGTTTTCAGTCGCCCAATTGAAGGTTGCTGAGGTTGCTTTTCTTGGCAAATCAATATCTCCAGTTAACCCACTCAAAAATTGCGCTCCCATGCTGCGTAATACAAGTGCTGCGCGAAGGTTTTCAATAAACCCCTGGGT